TACGTCAGCCATCAACCTGGCACGTATCCAGAGCCGAAGATTACGCTTCGAGCAACTTACGCAACATGGGATCAAGCGATGGCTGTTGTCGACGATTTAAACGAATGCTACGAGATTCAAGGGTTACCGGCTCGTGAACTTTGTGCTTTCGCTGATTACATAATAGGGCCATCTTGAGAGTTTTTCCACTAACCAACCGCAACCCAATCATGTCTGCACAATTGCCCGAGATCAAAAAAAACGAATACGCAGTAACTTACTGCGATTCATTGCAACGTGCTATCAAGTACGAAATTGTCGAGGCAACAACTGAGCACGCAGCGTGGCACATTGGCCATTCTCGTAAACCCAAAGGGTTGAAAGTGTTGACGGTTGTTTTGACACGTCAACCCACACCGTGAGTTCATACCGTCAATGGCAAACTAACCCGTTCAACAACATCGAAAAGGCTAAGGTTCGAGCTTTGAGAGCATTAACTGATCCATCGGTTAAGTTAACAAAACTCGAACAAGCTTTCTTCGATAAGTATAAAGAAAAACAAATCAAGGACGCAGCTTGAAGCTCTCACTGAGCCCACTCGGCTCACTGAGGGACTCACTGTCCCTTGGATCCCCAAACTTGTTCACAATCACGGACACAGTGCCTATGCAAAATTGAGTCACACAGGAAGATGTAGAGTTTGGCAATTGAGAGAGGGTGTGTCACGGCCCCTCTCTTTTTTTTTGACTAATTGTAATGACAACACCTAAAAGCCATGATGAAGATTGGTTCATTCGGAATGCCATCTTTTGCTGGCTTCACCATTTCCCAGATCACAAATGGACTGCTAAATATCAGGAACTTGGTCAACGTAAAACTTATATCAGTAAACCCAAACCAAGACCTGCTAGACGCAGGAAACCAACATGACTACGAGGACCCCACATTGCAGGAGTATCAGGTGGTTATGTCAGACGGTGAATGCATATACATCCTTGCTGAGAATCTAGAACAAGCAGCATGGGATGCATGGTATTTGTCAAATGATAAAGAGACAACACTCATAGATGTAATTCAAACAAATGGCAGGAAAAAGACCTGACTTTGCCAATAATTGGCAGAAGTATTTTGAAACTCCATCTGAAGATTTCTTTGACCATACATACATTGAATTGATGCAATGGAAAGTCGGAGGATGGGAGTTACCGAGCAATGTCTTTTGCATAATCAGAGCAACAGATTTACAAACAAAAAAAGTCAAAGAACATGTCTACAGGGCTAGACATGCAGCTGACAACAGGCTTATGGCTTACTGCCGAGATGGTAAGCACGAGATTGTTGTCTGCACAGATCAAGCAATCCACTACGTTCACCCAAGTGATATTGATGACACAAGCAGCATTTGAAAGGCAAGTCCAGAAGCTTGTAGCTGAGCTGTCTACGCATCCACATCGAGAAGAGATTGTGCAATTAATGCATGAGCAACTCTTAGACGACCAAGCGGCACACTATGCACACGGTGTCTGTTCTGAATGAACTTGTTGAATTCACCTTGGTGGTGTACACTACGTTTGTAGTCGAACCTATTACCTGATTAATGGGCCGTCTTATTTTTTCATGGCGTGACTTCTATGTAGGTTGGGATCAGGAATCTTTCCTTGATCTTAACTTGCATATTGGGAAACTTAGTGTACAGTTCGGGGGATCAAAGCCGCTCAAAAGCAGTGGAAGACCTCCGAGCCCGGCTAACAGACCCACCATCAGCAAAAATACTTAGAGCCTTTGAGTTGCTAAGAGTATTGGATCGTGAAATGCCTGGTCAATGTGTCAGTACGTTTTTGTACGTTGCTTCACATGACGGATGTCACAAACAAGCATTAGAAAACGCTCTTGCACTTTCGACTGCGGCATCCTCACGAAACACAGATCTTCTTAGCACTGGTCGTATTGGCAACCGCCGTTCTGGTCTCGAACTAATTAGTAAAGAGTACGATCCAACGAACAGGCGTCGTCAAATCATGCGACTAACACCCAAAGGCAAACAAGTAATCAACCAAATGAAACTTTGTCTGTATGACGACCTACCAACCGCCTAAACAGATCAACAAACTGTCTAAGGCTTTCGAGTACACCTTAAACATGCGTGATGCATGGCGTAAGGAACTTAACGATCCAAAAGGTCGAAACCGAACTAACTTCAGAATACTTAAAAAGTATTTTGACAACGATCCAACGTTGGAACAAGTCAACCACAATTGGCTGTATCCAAAGTTGTTAGAACTCGGTGACGATCGAAACGTTGCTGAAGCAACCTTAAACAGATTCATTGCGACTGTTTCTGCCATCATGAGCTCGTGTCATGTGGGAGGTTTTATTGACAATCCTCCTAAATTCATACGATTCAAAGAGGGAGAAGGCAGAACACAGTGGTACTCGAAAGAGGATGTGTACCGTATGTGTGACTTTGCCCGTGAGCGTGGTGACTTTGCCTTGGCAGATTTAATCTTGTTTGCTTTGCTAACAGGTTGTCGTCAAGGTGAGATTTTACGACTCAAAGGTTGGGACGTTGACTGGCGTACACAGCATTTACTGGTTGGTGGTACACCAGACTCACGCACAAAAACAAACAACTTCAGAAAGGTAGAAATTTCTGATGAATTGTTGGAAATGCTTAAACGTCGCTCTGATGGTTACAAACCAAGTGTGCGCTTGTTTGATGAATGGTCAAACAAACAACAGGTGATGCGTCATTTCAAACATGTACGCAACAGGTTGATGCGTGAAAAGTCCTACATCACTGAGCATCACGTATTCCACACGCTACGGCACAGTTACGGCACATTACAAATTGCCGCTGGCACGCCTGTGATGAAAGTGAAGTGGGCGATGGGTCACAGCAACGTGACCACAACCGAAAGGTACGTCCATAACGTAGAAGACCCTGAACGTCAAATGGCGAACGCTATCTAAGACCGTCCAGTAGTTCTTTTAAAAGACACTAATCACCTCAAAACTGCAAAAAATCACAATCACATAAACGTCAGAAGCCCGGTCACAACTGGGCTTTTTGCTGGATGGACTAGACGATGTGTCGAGTGTATCGACCAATGCGGTAGTGGACAGGTGTGCAGTAGATTTGCTGTAATCGCAGTCCCTGCCTATCTATCCACTTAGTTACCAGCAAAACGGCTATATCGAGTACCACACGCGTTGTAAAACTTATTGGCTACACCAAGCGAAATAGACGCTCAGGTACGTCTTGAGCGTGATCAAATCAAAAAGGGTTTAGAAAAACTTCATAGCAACACCAAAAAACTAGAACGCAAGGACTACGCCAGTGCGTCTGTTTATGGAGTGACATCAATCCAGGCACTGATTCCAATCGTTGCCACAAGCCTGGATAAAGAAAAGAGCCACCTGCGTGAAAGGCACACAGGTTATGCATTCAGAGACATCATTCAGTTCTTATCTGACCTTGAGCCTGAGGTAGCTGCGGCGATCGGCTGCAAGGTCACATTTGACAAGGTGTTCTCACCAAAAAAAGGCGCATCAAAACTGCAGTCAGTGACTGATGCCATAGGCACTGCAATTGAAAATGAATGTTTGATCAGGTATTACGAGCGTGAGTGTCCAAACCTTCTGCGTGTAATCAAAGAAAGGTATTGGCACGAAGCTTGTGGCACCGCACAAAAAGTAAAGGTTGTAAAAAACAGGATCAACAAAAAAGAAGATGTTGATCTTTGGCGACCTTGGGGCAGTGAACGTCGTATCAGACTTGGCGGTTGGTTGTTAGATCACATTTGCCGAGCTGATGACTGGTTTACCAGACAAACACTGTGGGAGGGCAAAAAGAGACAGAACTATGTCATTCCGACACCGCACTTTATCGAAATAAAAGACAAAGTGATGCGGGATGCAGAGCTGTTTAGTCCGATTGCTCTGCCGATGTTGATCGAACCGAACGACTGGTCGAACGACAAACCTGGCGGTTATTTACTAAACGAGTGTATGCGCGGCTACCCAATGGTTCGCCGTGGCAAGTGCCGTTTATTACAGGGGGAAACGCCGATCGCTTTCTTGAACCATGTGCAAAAAACAGCTTACAAACTGAACGACTTTGTCGTTGATGTAGCTGAAGAACTCATGGAGAAAGGGGTGAAGATTGGCAAGTTCGTTCCTGTATTTGAGATGCCCTTACCACCTAAACCTGTAGACATTGCCACGAACAAAGAGTCAAGGCATGACTACAACAGAAGGGCAGCTGAAGTGTATAACATCAACGCCAAGGCATTTCAAAAGTCTTGTCGTACCCGCATGATAATGAATGCGGTCAAGATGTTTAAAGGTAAAACTTGGTATCTGCCACATTCCATGGATTATAGGGGAAGGTGTTATCCAATACCTTCTGTTCTTTCCATGCAAGATACAGACTTTGCCAAGAGTTTACTGAATTTTGCAGAGTCAGCATTTATAACACCAGAAGCGGAAGATTGGATCCGCTTTCAGTGTTCGACTACCGCTGGGCTTGATAAAGAGCCCATTGATATACGTCTCAAATGGACTTATGAAAACGAAGACAGAATTTGCCGTGTTGCACAGGATCCTATTGGAAACCTAAGTGACTGGGCAGATGTAGAAGAGCCGTGGTGTTTTTTAGCAGCATGTGATGCGATGTATCACGAAATCATTTTGTGTGACAGACAAATGACATGCCTGCCAGTCGCCACTGACGCAACTGCATCAGGGTTACAAGTGCTCGCTGGACTGAGCAGAGATGCAAGTACAGCCAAACTTTGTAATGTGATTCCGAGTGAACGTCCGCAAGATGCATATAAAAAAGTAGCTGAAACTGCTAAGCCTAATATACCTGAACATCTACAACAATACTGGGATAGAAAAGCTGTAAAAAGGGTAGTCATGACATTACCATACGCGGCTCAAATATACAGCAACCGTATCTACATAAGAGAAGCTTTCAAAGATAGAGATGTCGATGTAGAGAAAGATGATCTCACTGTATGTGTTAAAGCAGTCCGTGAATCAATGGCGAAAGTATTTCCTGGCCCGATGCGTGTAATGCATTGGATACAGACTGAAGTATGTAAAGCCATCGACCGTGGAGCAGAGCAACTCCAATGGGTAACCCCATCTGGTTTTGTTGTGACACAACGGCTGATGAAAAGCAAAACAAAAGAGATCAGCTTAAGTTTATTAGGTCGCTGCCGTGTTGCTATAGCGACTGAAGAAGAAGAGAAGGTAGATAGACAACACCATAAAAATGCGACGAGCGCCAATCTGATTCACAGTTTGGACTCATCTTTACTCCATTTATCTGCTATTAGGTTTCATGCTCCTATTGCATTGATACACGATTCTGTTGTGTGTCGAGCAACAGACATGTCAACGCTCTCAACAATTGTAAGAGAGACATACATGCACCTATTTGCTGAAAATGATTACTTACATACGTTTTCAGAACACATTGGCGCTGAAACAGACCCACCAATCATTGGCGACTTGAAACCTGAGTCAGTCATTGAATCCACCTATTTTTTCTGTTAATGACACGAAACACATTTGTTACACCTGAACCTGTTGTACTCGAAGGTTATCAAGCTGTACTTCAACCATCCAAGTTTGGATACTCGCTTTCTGCTCTTATTGATGACAGCTTGGTTGAGCAGCTGGAACCCGACCGAGACGAAACGTTGAAGTGGGCGCTACCAAAACTGAAGAATCCCAAGCGATCGACACTTAAACCTGAGCCCTGGGAAGAGGTATCTGAAGGTAAGTACAAAGTTAAATTCTCTTGGAATGACGATAACAAACCGCCTGTTGTTGACACTGAAGGTTCTCCGATTACTGACCTACGCACACCAGTATATTCTGGCTCGACCGTCAAAATCGCCTTCTACCAAAAACCGTACGTCCTCCCTGATGGCCTTACTTATGGTACGAGTCTTAAGTTGGTCGGTGTACAGCTTGTCAGCGTCAGCGGAAAAGCAGGCGTTGACACTGGCGACATGCCACCGGAAAAAGTAGCAGACTTGTTTGGCAAGACAGCTGGATTCAAAGTCAATGATCCAAACGTTACGCCTTCTGCAATTGAAGACGACGACGACTTCTGATGGCGTTTCGTTCAGGTCTAGAAGAAAAGGTTGCTGATCTTTTTGTAGACCTAGGCGTTAAATACGAATATGAAAGCACTAAAATTCCCTATGTAATACAACATAATTATACTCCAGATTTTGTTCTACCAAATGGAGTCTGGATAGAATGCAAAGGTTACTGGGATAGCACAGATAGACGTAAGATTAAATCAGTCAAACAACAACATCCTGAAATTGATCTGCGTATGGTCTTTCAATCACCGTACAACAAAATCAGCAAAAAGTCTAAAACAACATACGCTAAGTATTGCGAAAAAATAGGAATACCCTGGACTACCTATACCAACATTCCAATTGATTGGCTTGTATGAAAAACCCTACTCTGAACTCAGAGTCAGAGTTCGTACAGCACATAAAATGTGAGGAATGTGGTTCATCTGATGGCAATAGTTTGTACACAGATGGGCACACATATTGTTTCGTTTGCGGCGCTTGGAAACCAGGCGCTGATCATATTCACAATCACACATCCACCAATGCACCAACAATGCAATCTAAAGGATTTGCAAAAAGACTTACAAAACGCGGAATCTCAGAAAAGGTCTGCGAAGAGTATGGAATCCATGTCGATGGCGACACGCTCTGTTTTCATTATAAAGACAGCGTTGGAAAGACTATCGGCATAAAGACAAAAACTAAGAACAAAGAGTTCCGATACGACGGTGTTAGCGATGGCAGGTTCTTCGGGCAGCACCTTTTTCGGAACGCGGGCAAAAGACTGGTCATCTTCGAGGGTGAACTTGACGCTGCTACGGGGCGCATGGCGTTCCCCGCATGGGAAAGTGTCTCACTGCCGACTGGTGCGCATGGCGCAAAAAAGGCAATACAAAAAAACTTGGAATGGCTGCAGAACTGGCAGGAAGTCGTGTTGTTCTTCGACAACGACGATCCTGGCCGTGAGGCAGCGGCGCAGGCGGCAAGCGTACTACCACCTGGCCAGGTCAAGATCGCTGACCTCAAGGGCTATAAAGACGCGTCAGAGGCAGCACAAAATGATGATCTTGAGGCGGTTCGACAAGCTATATGGAACGCTAAACCTTACAGACCTGATGGGATTGTCGATGGCAAGTCTCTATTGGAGCTTGTAGTAAAACCACAAGAGGAATGTAAA